TTTTCATATGTGACATTTAATACATAATCTTGTTTCGTTCTATTTTGTTTTTCGTACTCTTCTCGAAAATAATTTGACTCATTGTCTTCTAATAATATCATGAGCTGCATACATAGCAAATCTAAATCATTCGTTTTGTATATTTCATTACATGTGTTATAAAATAAATTATACAACGCGATACATTTATTTTCGTCAATTGAATTCGCTATGTTTCTAATATGATTTTCCACATCTTTTTGCGTATTGTTTATGTACCATTTTGCAGATACAATATATCTGTGCAAATCCTGTTCTATTTGAGTGTAAAAATCATTAATAATTGGATATTGTCCGGTATGTATTCTCTGTATATATTGATTTATTTTATTATTCGTAGTTGGGTCATGTATTTTATTCCATAATTTAACTATTTTATTACTATCTATTTTATTACTATCTATTTTATTACTATCTATTTCATTGCTCATAGTTATATTACATGTATATATTATTTGTCTTTCGCGTAAAAAGTCTGGTTTTGAATATTCACTTGATATAATAGGTTATATCAAGAGATTAGATAATCGTCGCCACATAACATCCTTTATAATCTTCGATTCCGGTATGAATCAAATTAATACTGACATCGAGCCAGATATCTCCGCCCATTTTCGCCCACCGTTTGCAAAACATCCAGTCTTCTGATAGATAATGTCCGTCTTCCACGCCACAATCAAACAACGCATAGGCGAAAAAATTCTCGGGTTCTTGCAAGAAACCCACATCATCTGTATATTTCGTGGAGGGAAAGGATTTCATCATCTTTTCCAGTGTGGCGCGTTGAATCATCATAAAGCCGGTTGCTAAATGGCGGACTTTTGCTAAATTTCCCTGAATTTCTAAAGAATTGCTCAAATAATTGATGTTGTATCTCAATAGATTGTATTGTATCATGTGTTTGTCTTCAATCAAATCCTTCAGCATAGGGTGTGCATCTTTTTTTTGTATCCATTCTTCCATTTTTGATGGGTCGAATTTCCCATCAGTATTCAGCATTTTATCCCACTGATATGCTTTGAGCGGATAGGTTCCGCCGACAATTGGTTTCTCGGAAATAATCAGTTTCAAAATATCAAAAGGATTCCAGGTAATATCATTGTCGATAAAAATCACATGTGTCATTTCAGGGTCGCTCATGGCGCGTGCAATCAAATTGTTTCGGGCGCGTGAAACAAGACTGTCATTCTTGCAAAATTCTACGACAACTGGGAAATTCAATAACCGAAATATTTCCAATGTTTTCATTAAACAATCCACATAATTCACAAAACACATGCTCGCAAAACATGGTGTCAAAATATAGAGTTTCGGTTCATGTTCGGCGACATATTTTCGAACGCGTTCTTCTAATGAACTATCGGAATGAGTTTTTGTTTCCATGATATAGTCATTTGTGTGCGAATATTTAAGTGGTTTTGCATAGTTATGAATAATTATGTAAAATGTTTCGACAACAGCAGGACTCGAACCTGCGCACTCATTGAGTAATAGATTTCTAGTCTATCTCCTTAACCGCTCGGACATGTTGCCTAATGTTTTTATGGGTGTTTTTTGTGGTTTTTTTATTTATATGAATCGTTTTTTATTTTTAGAAATTGTTTTTATTGTGTAAGAGTATAATTTAAGCAGTTGCTACAGGAGCCTTGATGAAGTGATGCTTCATGTATCTTTGTAAGTTAAAGAAGGTTAATTCATCGCCATTCTTAATGTTAAGAAGGACGGATAATTTACTGTCTGGGTGGATGATACGACCATTGTTCTTGTCCTTTAAGTTGTTGTTATTGATGTAGGTGTTGATCTCCTTACTCACCTCGGTTCTGGCCATTTCAGTGCCAGTGGTCTTGCCTAAGAATTTAGCAAGTTCATCACTGATACGAGTTGGCTTGACGAAACCGGATGGGGCTCTGTTACCAGAAGCAGTCTTCTTTCTGCGGGAAGATGATTTTTGAGCAGCCTTTAACTCACGAGTAATGGTCTTCTCAAGAGTCTTGTAATCACTCTTTAAAGTGGATAATAAGTTAGCGACTTGTTGGATCTTTGCACCATATTCAGCTAATTTGGTGAAGATAGTATTGTCAGATGACTCGGTTAATTCAGTAACAACTGGTTCAACAGGTGCAGCTGCTACGACTGGAGTAGTGGTAACAGTCTCGGTTGCCTTGACCTTCTTGGTGGTCTTCTTGGCTGGTGCAGCTTCAACGACGACGTTTTCAACTGGCTTGGTGGTGGTTGCGGTGGCGGTTTGCTTTTCGGCTTTTGTTGCTCTTACCATTTCTATGGAAGTATATACTAGTATGCGCTTCTTTTTTAAGTGCTTTAACGCAAATATATTTATCGGGTTCCGAAATGACACGATGAGCGCAGTTGATTTTTCCTAAATAATGTTTTTCCTAAATATTCCTATTTATTGATTATCCTAAATAATCCTCCATGATGTTTTTCCTAAATGTTCTCGCACGAAAACAAATCATATATCAATAGTATTTTTCCAAATAATATTGATGTTGCCCCCTTAATACACCAATGATTCGTATAACCACGTCATAGCCTGGCGTGCAGGCATGGATACCACCGTCATTACAGATAGAACATGCAGCGCCCCTATTTTTCGATATTCATTATCAATCCCTGTATAAACCATATGTTCCATGGCATACAAACATCTGCTTTGTATCTCTTCCCGTGTCATTAAATCGCTTGTTCTCACCATATTCGGAAAAGGGTCTTGCAAACTACAAATTCGCCGTTTTGTTTCATAAGACAATTGACCCCTATATCTCCATATATCATTTAAATATCGGTAATACCTCAAATAATCATGCATGGTCAAGTTCGAGAACCATGATGCCTGTGTGTAGTTGCCCAGCTGGTCAATTTCCATAAACAATTCTTGAATACGTGTATCTACTGGTTTTTCTTGTATTTCCCGCATTCTTTGCGCAAGTTCTCGATTCTCATGTGTGATAGTATTGTTTTGTGGTGGCATGACAATGACATTGTTCTCTACATCCGATACTACCGGAATAATGATGGTTGGGCGGGCGCGGGGTGGCGGCAATGGTCTTTGATTCACTTGTGGCGGAGGTGTAGGCTTGATTTGTAACACAATGGCATTGATTTTATAGAGGGTGAAGATTTCATTCATGTGTAAAAAGTCGATTTTTTCGCGGTTATATGGATTCATGAGTTTTCCCTTTTGTTTAAACAGCGAAATCAGAGAACTTATGCTAAATCCATAGGTGAAACCTTTTTCATCGGTATAACTATAAAAGTCGTGCCATTCGATTTCATCTAAAGGGTCCATGGTGATGAAATCTGTATCATTTACACATCCCACCCGTTTTCGAAAGGCTGGTCCGCGAATGCGGAAAGAGAACCTTACCATATGTCCGCGAAATCGTGCTTGTATAATATTTGCATTTCTACACTTCTTGAAATAATCAAGAACACGCTCTAACAAAACTGGTTTTGTGCCCGAAACGTGGAGTTTATGATACTTTGCTAATGATTTGAGTTGCGGTAATTTATATTTTGTCAGATCGAGCTTCTTTTTATAATAATCAACGTATGATATATTTTCCGTTTGCGAAGATTCGCACACTGGTTTTGAGAACACGTTCATTATATCTTGTATTATTGTTGTTTTTCTATATATATTATGGAGACAATATATACATTTATGTAAAAGTTGCATGTTTGTATAAATTAAAGGCTACAATGATTCGTCTGCCTTGTGTTGGAGGAACTTCATGATATAAATTACCTGGAAATATTACAAGGGAATTTTTAGCGGGTTGAACTGGATATTTATCTTCAAAAATAATAGGCGCAGAGGTTTCATCGGCGTCTAAATATACACAACAACTATAATCGGCCGGATAATGATTGTGTCGAAGTGTAAAATCACCGGGTTCATAAATAGCACACCAACAATCAACTACTCTATATTCTAGATTTAATCCTTTTAAATCGACGTTATATAAATTATTATAGGTAACCGTTACCACATTTGCCACGTAATTACATAATGGTAATAATTTATCGTTCATACGATGACTATGGTACGGTGTGGTATAAACCGATTTTATATTTGTAACGGTGGTTTCCGGATGGGATTCGCGTATTTCATACAAGGCTTCCATTGCTTGTTTTAACACTGTATCTTGTATTTCATCTAAATTATAATGAAAGATATGTATATTTGATGGTATTTGTGCTACGTAGTTGTTTGACATACTATAATTTATGATTACAAAAAAACACCCGCAAAAAAACGAAATCCAAAACAAAATGCACAGAAAATTGATTCGGTCTGACGACAACAACAATGATAACACCCGCTCAACAAGCACACTTATTAATTCTCACACAGCTCTTACAAACCAGCACTAAAACTATCTCAAAATGTCAAAACCAGTCGTATTAAACTCAAATGAATGGGTTCCTGCCCAAATTAAATACATGGCCCCAAAGATCAATGATCGCGGTGGCAAATCAATCAGTATGATCAGCAAACAAACCAATCGTTCTTTACATATTTCCACTCCTCTATTAATGACATGGGGCATTGCCGACTATGTCGATGAAAAGGGCGAATCCGATGGAAAATTCAGTATTTCATTAAACTTACCAAACTCTGAATATGCCACACCAGCCACCAATACCTTCTTACAAAAATTAAAAGACTTTGAAAATCAAATTTTAGACGATGCAGTCGTCAATAGTGAATTATGGTGGGGCGAAGAAATGTCTCGCGAAGTCGCCAAACACACTTTCTTCCCATTCTTGAAATATTCTAAGAACAAGGACACGAAGAAGGTCGATACATCTAAACCACCATCCATTCGCGCTAAAGTTCCATATTATGATGGCAAATGGGGCGTTGAAATCTACGACACCAAATCCAATCTAATCTTCCCTTGCTCGAATGACAATTTAACACCTGTCGATTTCGTTCCTAAACAATCACAAGTCGCATGTGTATTGCAATGCGGTGGCATCTGGATAGGCGGCAAAGGATGGGGATTAACATGGAAGCTAATCCAATGCGTCGTCAAGCCACGTGAAGTCGTAAGTGTCTATGGCAAATGCCACATTCAATTATCCGTCGAAGACCGCGATGCATTAGAGACTCAACCAATTAACGAAGACGAAGGCTCTGAAACCGAGGAACCAGCATCAGCAGCACCACAAGCACAATCAACTGTCGTCGAAGATAGTGACGAAGAAGAGGAAGAACCTCCTAAACCAGTCGTCGTAGAAGAAGTCAAGGCAACACCTGTCAAGAAGGTTGTCAAGAAAGTAGCACCGGCCGCAGTTGAAGTCGCACCAGAACCAGTCGTAGCACCAGCAGAAGAAGTCAAACCAGCCGTCAAGAAGGTGGTCAAGAAGAAGGTCTAAATCACAAACAGTTACCGTATAGTAGTTTATTCTTTGTAATTAATCATTTTTGATGTTATAGAATACTATAACACCAACTATCTAACAAGTTCTCATTTTTTCACGCACATATTGATTTATTTTTTTCATTTTTAGACGATAGGTTTCATGACTACAATTCATCCTATTACACGTATCCATCACCGACCCCAGCGGCTTTAATGTTTCGCAATCATAACGCGCAAAAAACCATTGTTTATACTCGAACGGTGCATCCATCATAATTGCCTTTATTTTTGAAACCAGGTTCTCATCATTCTCCGAAACAAGACCAACAGATTCAAGTTTCCACCGTTGTGCATATGGTACAAATTCACACGTCCGCAATTGACCGCGTAATCGCATGACTTTGCACAACCGGCCATGAATATATTTCCCCGAATAATAGGGTATTTTGACTGCGCCATTGTAGTTCTCTAAACTTTCCATAAAACCCAGATAGCCCGATTGATACAATTCATTGACGAGAACCTTGTCACCCATCACCCGGTGTTTTTGCGCAAAATCGCCACAAAAACGATGGACCCATGGCATGTAATGATATGCTAATATAGCGCGCGTTTCCACCTTCAAGTTCTCATTATCCCCTTTGAATATGTTACGAACCATAGAAATCTGTGATTCAGACAACATGGGAATCGTATTATACCCATCAACAATACACATCCAGCATCCAATCAATAATAAGTATGCAAACATCACTATGATACATATATACACGCGAGCTCTCTAATTGTTTTTCCCATTTCTTTTTGGATAGTGTGGAGAACCTGTGCATCCAAAACCCCACAAAATTGAAGGGTTTTATAAGTAGGTTCTCACACATCACTTAAACAAAACACGAATCATGACCACCAACCAAACAGTTGCAACTCAGCTATGTATCAATCATCTTACTATACCTTGTGACCTGCAAGAAATCGTCAAGTCCTATTGCTTTTATGATAGAGTAACCTTTACAACACGACAACACAAAATCGCCTGCAATATTCGCATTGAAGCAGCCATGAGCCGCGCCAATCGCTACTATGACGATCCCGATTATTCCGACGATGATGGATATTGGGCATTTGGATATGGCTCAGACGATCCTCATGATGATTTACAACTACAAGCCGGCAATTGTTATAGATGCGGGAAATATCTATTGCACGATTCTTACGAGAACCTTCCGCCATCTATCCTTTGTCAATGTATCCATGAAGAAAACGAAGAAGATGATGGATTTAACACTGATGATTTGTATTCGGATGATGATGACAACAACGAAGATTACCCTGACGCATATGCATGGCTTCAAAACAATCCCCAAAATTGAAATGCCTTTTCAACAAACAACATCTATCACACAATACAATCATGAATACTACCGAGCAAATCAACTATTTGCCAGATACAATACAAAAAGAAATATATGCCGATGTGAATCGAGCAAAACAGTTATACACTCAAATAAAATCGGCCATTACGGATACGAATCTCAACAATCTATCAACCCTCTTAGGCGAAGTCTTAGAGAACTCCATCGTCTTGACCTATTTACAAACAAAAATAGCCACCTTTATCGAAACCCAACAACAAATCATACTATCACACCAAACAAAAGACGAATTTGCCGAGCTATGGCACAAAATACTTACGACCAAGCAATAAACTCCATAAAAAAGACGGACCATAGTCCCTCTTTTTTACCATGCACATTCCAATACGAGAACTACAAATCTACGCATAGACGCTATATTCTCTTGGCTTCATACCATAATATATTTCTAAAGGTTCTTCGAATTCATATAATGGACTCCCGGCAATATGCGATAAATATCGATACGCCGACATATGTCCAGCATAACTATCACACAATTCAAAACGCTCCATTTTTCCATGTGCATTGTGTTTGCAATGAAATCCATCCATGCATGCTCGGTAACCATAGATTTCATGTTGGTCTTCTATATCATCATTTTTGTATAATACTAAGTAATTCACGCACGATAATACTTGTGCGTTTCCATTTTTATATTTTATTTGCGTATCTTCATACCAGCCATATTCCATCATGATGGGATGTTCTGCATGGCGAATCGGTGTTATAGTAGCCATGACACATTTGATTCCACCTTCTGGCCCGCGAATCTGAATCATCTGGACAAAAGGTTTATTTTCTAGTTTTTGTAAGCACACGGTTTCAAGTGATTTTTGCATTTTGTTTTGTAGTATTATTTACTACGATAATTGGCCTTTCAATTTTTTACGAAGTGATATAGAAATATTTATCCTTCTACTGTAACCATGTATTCCAATTATGATTCGATTGAACAACAAATCATCACAACCAAATCCCTACATAAATATCCGGTGACTTTTTTCACGATTTTGTCGAAATGCCTCATCGGCCTATCCGTACTCATATCGTTTTATATGATTTCTAGCCGCACCGACCTTGCCAACACTGTTCTCCATTCGGCGAATTTAGCGGAAAATGACGCATTTACGATTACAATGATGGCATCTTCTCCCGATTATGGTACTTTGACTACTTTAGCCGATTTGCCATGGGATATGGTCATGGAACCCCATCGCATACAAAATGTGGCCATTGATGCCTTTGTCATAGGTGACAAAGAAATGGATGTAGATCTCTATAGTGCCACCTGGGATTTCGCCGGACAAACTTATTCGGGCACGAATATCCAGGTCATGCTGAACAGTACCGGCGTTTATAATTGCACCCTTACTATTACACAAAATCCGGGTCGTCGTCTGCTCACTATGCCGGTGGCGACTTATACACAGACATTTACCACAGCGGTGAAATACGTTCGCCGTGAAATACGTTCATTAACCGATGCCGATCGCGAGCTCTATTTCGATGCCCTGGAACAAATATATTCGCTCGATGAAACCACCGGACAAAGCATCTATGGCTCAAAATTCCATTCTGCCGAATATTTTTCGTATAAACATTTGTCGGGCGCAGGCACGAGCGATTGCGACCACTGGCATGACGGCGCCGGTATTATTACCCACCACATGGCCTTTACCCTCGAATTCGAACAAAGTCTCCAGTCGGTGCACCCCGAAGTCGCCGCCGCCTACTGGGAATATGGCATGGACACTTATTTGTACGACACCTGGTCCGAATCCCCCATTTTTTGGGCAGACTGGTTCGGCGAATCGAGTCCAACCAACAAAAATCACGCCATCAATGATGGAGGCAAATGGGCCGGCATCACGGTACCCGACGGCGACCCCTATACATTGTGGAGTATTCCCGACACGGGGTCGCTTAATCCCTATGTGAATGCATTCGGTCACATGCGCAGTCCGTGGAACAACAATCCCGTCAAGGCTTTGGGACGACATAATCAAACATACGGTATGACACAATACGGTTCCATGCCTACGTGCCAGACTCTGCAATCGTGTTTTCAGAGTGATTCTTTAGCCGATATCAATGATTGTTCGAACGGCGCGACCCATGGACCAGTGCATATTTTAATCGGCGGAGCCTGGGGTGACGGGAACTTGTTTGACGACCCCGACATTTCTATGGTACAAAAACCCGACAAACTCCTTTTTTTCAAAGTGTTGTGGCGTATGGGTTATACCCGATGTCCCGATTCCTGTGAGTTAGGGTCGCTCTGCAAATGCTCAGTACCACAACAATATATCGATACCTATGGTGCGGAATATATTTTGAAGGATACAAATGTCTATTACGCACTAGAAAAAGAACTGGAAAATGCGGACGACGAACTCTTTTTGAAAGTATTACGGGCAGTGGAAGACCCGGGCATAGCGGGGGAAATGTTTTCCTCGGCGGCGGCGATTGACCCTTCCTTCTGGCCTTTGCATGGACAAATCGAACGGTTGTTAGGTGCAAAACGAATTATGATTTCACAAGGCACGATTACCAATTTCGACGAAACCTGGGCATTTACGGAATATAACAAAGCATCGGGGGCGGCCTATTTGAATGGGGTTTGCGACTGGTCAAAAGTGGCGGGTTCGGGCGATTTGACGTTGCCGACTTGCACGATGGATACCATTTGTTCGGGACATTTAGCGAATGACGTCCTTGAATTTTCGGGATTCTTGAACACTGGCGATACCTATACAAACCAGGAATTTTACGATTTCATTCACCCCTGGACAAATGATTTACCATATACCTATGACACATGGGATTTCGATTATTGTGCGGAGCAAGGCTATTCCTTTACGGACACGACAAGTTCTAATACTATGTTACCACCTATGAATTCGGGCACCATGTTGCCTCCACAATAAAAAATACATTCGCTACACATTTACAATGATAAGAGAGTGTACCCCTATTCCCAGATACAAGGGTTCGCCGACAACCACCGCCAGTCCATTTTTTCAAATTCTTTTTCAATATTTTTCTCCAGCAATGGACCGCCATTCGGATTTTTGCATAACCACCGCCAGTCAATTTTCGACATATATTGTTCTAGCAATCCAATCGCATTCGGATTTGCCGATAAATAGGACCAGTCAATTTCAATCGTGTGCTCGGTTAACAATTCCACCGCATTTTTATTTTTACACAATTGACGCCAATCAACCCTATCGAGATTTGCTTCAATCAAATCCATGGCACTCGGATTTGCCGAAGCCCAATACCAATCGATTTTATCCACATTTTCAGACAACAATTCGATGGCACGAATATTTGTATTGTTCGACAAGTAGGACCAATCAATCATTTTCGGATGTTGCAATAACATATCTATAGCACTGTCTGACGGATTCTGTGATAAATAACTCCAATTGATTTCATAATCGGGAACTAATGATTCAAAATAAGGATTTCCTGGATAATCATAATCATCTTCGCGAGGGTCATAGGGTGGCTGCTGTATTCTCCACAATATATTGACGGGATAGTCTTTTAGAAATTCCACGGCGCCTGGATTTTGTGACAGGTTCGCCCAGCTTAGCATCATGTCGTACGGGATTCGTCGGTGTTTTTTGTTCCATTTTTCTATATAATATTCGTGATGGGCTCGGATAAGCCCTAAAGCATCGGGATGAGGATTGAGACAAATTTGTTTCCAATCGACATGCACCATATTTTTTTTCAATAATTCCATTGCATTGGCATTTGACCATAAATTGCTCCATTCGATGAGTCCCAGATGTTCGTCTAAATAATCGATTGCTTTCGGATTTGGATTGGTGGCTAGCCAGTCAAATTCCAGGTAGTCTTGATATGGTTGAATCCATGGAGCGAGTGACATGTTTTAGTAGTTGTTTAAGTTTTAGTGCAATAGTATGCACTGATTGATTTTCAATCAATTTTGTCCCAAATAAAAATAACCCCATAATCGAGGTTATTTTTATAGGTTTCGGTGATTATTTTTATCATATTTTTATCATATTTTTATGTATTTTTCTTCAACGGTTTGATGACGCGGCGTTTTGGTGGAGTTCGAACATCTCCATAATCAATGGCAAATGGTTGAAGCATACTACTGTTGTTGGTAACGGGCGGAACGGGTTCTTCTAAAAACAATGGCGTCATATTCATAACAATATCATCTAGTTCCTGGTCTGATAAAAGAGACGTGCTTTGTGCCGCTTTCATCGGCGCATTTGTAATATTGTCTAATGGAAACAAATTGCGGCGCAAATCGTCTAACAAATCATCGGCAAATCCAGAATTGCGCTGTCGTTCGACGCGATTGTCGGTGACGTTTTGCGGTAAAATATCCGGAAAAGTGCGAACGCTTCCGCATCGCATCTCGTCGTAAGCACATACTTTCCATACAGACCCATCGTCTTCATGTGTAATAGATAAGGCGCGTCCTTCTCGAAGCATATTGCGGGTAAGCGTGGTTTCAGCCATGTCCCATTGTTGAAAATACACAATGGCGTTGTTTTTTTCGGAGCGCGGTTTTACCACAATATTTTCTATGGTACCAAATCCTAAATTGGAAAAGACGGCCCATAAAGAATCTTTCGTAACATTTTTCGAAATATTACGAACAAATAAGTGTGGAGCAAAAGTAGTCATGTTGTAGTAAGTGGTTGGGCGTTGATATGAATGAACCATAGTATCAAAAAGGCATTTCAATTTTTTCGTAACAATCCCAGATTCGACAATTCATCAGCCCTTGTATTCAAATGACGATAGACGTGGATATAACGTACTTTATCAAACCCGCGTTCCAGTTCTTTTGCTTGTGTATATAATTTCAATAACCCGGGACTTTTCACTGCATATTCACCCCGCATTTGTTTGATGACTAACTGACTGTCACCATAAATATCTATATCACAAATGCCTTTTCGAATAGCCTGTTTCATCCCTAAAATTAGCCCAGTATATTCTGCCTCGTTATTCGTAGATGATGACCCGACAAAACACGAATCGGCCCATATTTCACATTCTACATTTTTACAAACTTCATACAAAACCGCTCCTGCTCCCGCCGCCCCGGGATTTCCTTTACTGCAACCATCAAAATACAATCGATTGGCAGATTTATTTGTTATTTTAGGTATATCTGACGGTTCTATTTTAGCAGTCGCGGTCGCAGAAAAAAAACGACCTAGAACAGTTTGTTTCATGATATATACACTGACTCGAAATGTTTATGTGGTTTAGCCATATATTTTCCGTCGCTCCATAGTAGTCATTTTACGTCCCATAACCCGTTCAAATTCACGCTCTCCAGACTCGATAATTTTGTCGAGTTCATCAATATATTCTTGCGGGTAAGTGTCATAGACTTTCATTTCTAGCAATTTCATCTTTTGCGATCCTTCGACTTCTAATTTTCGCATTAAACTTTGCAATAAACGGTCATCATCATATACGGGATTTTTTGTTTCCATTTTGAATTGCCACAAATAATGACCGCTAGCATATAATCAATTTTTACCAAAAAACATACGAAGAATCATATATCTACTTGTTTTTTTCACAGGTGATATACTAGAAGGTTTTTTCCGCAATGTAGAGGGTTTGTGAATCGGGACAATTTTGATACCGCAACAATACTTACATATACATACTAGCATGGTTTTAGTTATAATGTATAAGCCTATATTTAGACCCTTTTTCAATTTTATTCTATTTCCACGTGCAATACTATATCACCTTGTTTTGACACATCTAGCGTATTTTTGTCATTGATTTGTGTAATACCTTGTCTATAGATATTCAGAGTTTGATGCGATTTCATAAACAACTGCTCTCTCATACATGTAAATTTCCGTTTGCCCACGGCCACTTCCAGCCGGTCCATTTTCCATAATTCTTCCATCACATACTTTACATAGACGTGAATATTGTTGTCTGCATCAATGGATATATTGTCCGGCAACACAGGTATGACACGAACATACAAATCCGACCCATTCTTGTCATAGACGAGTTCATGGTGCCATAGGGGTATTAAAAACACGTCGTCACCATCCACCAGCTTGTATAAATTGTTTTCCCACAAATCGTCTAAATCCGGATTCACGATGACACATTCGTCTTTCTGGGTTTTGCGCGCAATGACTTGTTCCACCTTTTGCAAAAAATCTCCGGAAAAATGAAAGACATCCTTATAATTCGCAAACACGCCATATATTTTCACCAACAAGTTCTTGTCCATTTTTTCCATAATATCGACCGCCTTTGTTTCGCAACAATCCACAAGCTTTTGCACAATCAGTTTGAAAATTTTGTTTTGCATGGCGGATTCGTCAATGGGGAAAATGTTTTTCAAAAACGAAAACAAATGGGTTTGATAACTATGAATATCATCCTCGTCATCCGAGGACTGCTCTGTCATTTTCAGAAATTCATAGGCGCTACGTATTTCTCGAAACATCACCGCCGCATTTTCGGATTGGTTCTTGTCGGGATGATATTGCAATATTTTGCGCCGGTATTGTTTTTTCAATTCTTCAGGACACAATGGATTCCGACACGATTCATCAATCTCTAATATATTACACGCCTTCAGGAAATTCATTTTTGATGGTTTTGTATAATCGTTATGATATAGAAGAACATACTCTCTAAATGGTATATCGGACGATAATTGTTGTTGTAATATTTCAAAAAGACAAACGTCTTGTCCATGATGTCGTCAATGTCTTTGCGCGACAACAATTTCCGCTGTATAAAATAATAAATTACATACCATAAACATTCGGGTACATCGAGATTATATACCAGTATATCATAAATGGTGTCGCGAAATTGCATAAACGACAGTTTCCGATGTTGCAACATTTCCTGTATAATATTATTGCAAATCGTATTGAAATTGTCTTTGGGTATTTCGGAACCGTCATTCATTAAAGAAAACGATTCGGTCTCTTTGATATTCATAATATAGGCCGGTTCTACATATTCCATGATGTTTTGCACGCGTTTTTTCGTATTCGACTTGATGTCTTCTTTTTCCGAAATAAAAAACCGCGTTCTGCCCGATTTTCCACAATCATAGACTAACGGATTGATGCGCTGGGTGAATGCCACTGCTGCATTTTTATTTTTCGCACAAATCTCTTCTCGTACATCCGAATCTATAATACGATGAATATATTTTGATTTATCCGGACGATTGATGCCGACGATTTTGCATACATTGAGTATATTGTTTTGCAAAAAACTGACATGTTCGGTAAGCAATAAATATTTGATTTGTATAGGACACGATGGGTGATTGTATTGTTGAATATAACTGTAAAATATTTCAAGGAGTTCGTTGTGAATCATGTGGAAATTTTTGCACATAATAATTCCGATTTTTTCGGTTTTCACTGCAATAATATCCACGATTTGCATAAACACTTCGTGCCAAATCATTTTCGAATTGCATCCAAGCAATGCCATGTCAATTTCATAATGTATGTCACTAATATGATAGCAATAGTTCATTTTGTCAGTTTGACAAGTGATTTTTTTCTCATATTTGAGTTCGCTCGGACTGTATCTTTTTAAAATAGAGAGTGCTTGCGAATATTTTCCGGAACCCGTCGGTCCATACAAAATCAGATTTCCACAATCGGCAAGTTTTTTCGGAAATTTTTCATATACGGGTGTCATTTCCGGATGTATATTGTATTGCTCCACGGAATGAATATATTCTTCGTAATGCGTTTCATAGAATTTCATGTTATAGTTTATGTAGATTATTCGTTTATTGTTTATACGCGTTATTGGATAAACAATAATTATTGTAGCTGAGAACGTCGCAACTTTGATAATTTATTTGCCAAATATACCATATATCCAGACAATCCCAAACTGGTAATACATAAGGATATTTTTGCTAAGAATCTCACCATTAATCGCAAAGGTGACACGTTTTGTCCTATAAATACAAAACTAAAAAATTCGACATTTTCCCCTTCTACAAAATAATAGATGGCCAGGACCCATACAAAGACGATGGTGCATATCAACATGGTAAAATATTGACTAATTCGTGCGCGATTTTGCGGAGACAATTGTATCGTCTCATTGTTCTTATTGTATTTTGCATGCAATGTGCGGAAGGTCATCATGATCAGCGATGATGATGCTATATTCAATATTAATATTGCACTAATAATAAAGGTGATGATCTGCTCGGATTTTGTCCATAAAAACATATCTTTTATTAAAAATAATGAATAGATGATATTGATGACGTATAATAACATGACACCTAACAATACGACATTACGTTTATAGATACAAATAAAAGACATGATATAGACGATAATAAACAATACATAACTAATCGCTGGAAAACAACCTTTATCAATCACCGCGGATGGTGTTGTTATATTACTTGCGGTTACCATACTATATAATCATGATATTTTATAGCCATAGTCTATTATTTTTTGATATAGGTTTCGTGAATCCACCCCACCAGATCTTCTAGCGCACAGGAGGCCCACGTGGTTTTGTATTTGGTTAAATTGAAAAATTGTGGTGATTTCGCACCTTGTGGCATATAATAAATATACGGTCCGTATTTGCCTTTGCGGATACTCAGATCGGCATTCAAATTGCGGAGAACGTTTGGATTTTTTGGTGGAGCGCGAGGTTTATCAATCCCATCTTCAGGTGACGACTCATGTGCGCCCTCCCCTTTCTGCAAACATTTCACTACATCGGCCATGACAATTTCGCCTAAAGGTTTCTGAATGGTCTTGATGGATGCCGTCTGGTCTCCCCATTGCACATAAGGGCCGTATTTGCCGGTTTTGATATACATGTCGGCGTCCTGATATTTTCCTAAATAATCGTCTTTGATTTCTAATAAATCTTCGGCCATGTATTTCCCCGCCTTGACGTCTTCCAGGTCGATTTTCAGTTTCGGATTGACCGCCTTGTATAAAGTTTCTTCGCCACATTGATATTTTAGCGACGCGCCATATTGGTGAAATACAAATTCATATTCTTGTGTCCCATTTCGCGACCTGACTATATACTTTGGTTTTTCCATTTTCGCTAAAGGTTTTGCGAGAACCTTGATGGTTTCATCGCATTTTTCGCATAATTCATTCCATCGAAGATTCGCAGATGCGATTTTGTCTAAATCATCTTCCATGGTTTTCGTATAATCATAATCAAAGAGCGATGTGAAATGTTCATTCAAAAATTCCGCCACGGCAACACCGATGGGTTGAATCACCAGTTTGTTTTTCTCGGCGCCGAATACCCGCGTTACGGTGCGACATTCGATTTCGTCGCCTCTCAAAACAAATTCATTGCATTCTTTCGTGATTCCGACAATGTCCGTCTTTTTCACGTAACCTCGTTCCATAATGGTATCGACAATCATGGAAAAGGTCGATGGACGACCGATTCCTAAATCTTCCAGTTTCTTGATCAACGATGATTCATTATAATGCGAATGACGATGGGACACGACCACTACACTTTCTATTTTCATATAGGGTATAGGAGAACCTGCACGTATTGTCTTGAAATACATCAATAATCCAGCCCCCGCATTCTGGTCGTCCGTAACATCGCCGTCTTCTTTACGCTCGGTCGAGACGATTTTCCATCCTAAAAATACTGGAACCTCTACTACATGTATGTAGGCATGTTCAAGGGGCGCACTAATGACCGCGCGACTACATTTATAATGCGCCGCTGCCATACAACTCTCCACCGTATTTCGCCAGATTAACCGATACAAGGTTTGCGCCCGCGCCTCTAATCCAGTGACAAACTCGGTTTCGACGTGGGTGACGCGAATGGCCTCGTGGGGATTTGTCTCGTCCTGATTCACGATGGCACTAAAATCGCCGACATATTGTTCGTTTTCCCATTTTCCCATGATATAGGACCGAACTTTAGGCAAAAAGTCCGCCGAGTATTTCGTATTTTCGGTACGCATATAGGTGATATAGCCCGCTTGATACAAGGTTTGACAATGATTCATGGTTTCTTTGGGGGACATGTGGAGAACATTACTCGCAGATTGTAGTAAATTTGAGGTATTATAGGGTTTCGGTGGTTGTCTCATCGAATCTTTCGGCGATTCCACGGTCAATTGATGGTTGAAATTCGCGGATTCTTCTAAAAAGGCTTCGACCTCTTCCGCCGAAACAAACTCGTGATTTAGGGAAAACGCCACCCCTTTTGCAAAAAACGTCCCCGTCGTTTTGTATTTCGTTTCGGGTTCTCCGCCACATACCAACTTGTCATTGTCATAGACGAGCCGCAACGCGGGTGTCTGGCACCGCCCCGCCGACAACCCATTCGTCTTGTTGTTGTGAATGTGTTTCCACAGAAACGGCGACACCTTGAACCCGACCACCATGTCGAGAACCTGCCGCGCATGCTGGGCCATGACCATATTCATATCTATGACACTGGGTTTTTGGATGGCTTTTAAAATAGCCGGTTTCGTGATTTCGTGAAAGACGATGCGCTTCGTGGTTGGTATGGATAGACCGAACTGGTCACAAATATGCCAGGCGATGGCTTCACCTTCTCGATCATCGTCGGTTGCCAGTATAATATTTTCGGGACGGAAATCGGAGATGCATGATTTCATAAAGGCCACGTGGTCCTTTTTTTCATCCACGACAGAGAACTTGATGGCAAAATCTTTCGAAATGGCAATGTTTTTGATACCGTCAATGTAACGAATATGGCCCTTTGATGCAATACATTTATAGTCTGACCCCAAAAATCCCTCTATTTTGGCGCATTTTGAGGGCGATTCGACAATGACTAGATAAATGGCGTCGGGACGGGATTTAGGAAAATCGGATGATGCTGATGATTTGGTTGATTTTTTACGAAAATATTTAGGTGGCATAGCTACTAGACATAGAGAGATGCGTTTATATGTATTGCACAAACTATCGAATTTATTTTGTGGGTATATGGTAGATAGGATGACTGAACCGTGCGATGAAAATTGTCAAGAAAAACGTATTGAAAACCACGATATAGATACATTTACAAAAATTATAGATATTATATCCAAAAAACGTGCTGCAAAATCGATATTTAAAGGTGTAGTGAATGCTGTTACGAGCCCCGAAATGTTTATTGAGAAATATTGTAAAAAACCAGAGGAGGAAAATGAAGACGCATGTAATGTCACTATACAACATCATGAAAATTATAGAAATCTTAAATTACTAGCGATTTACAATATATATTCCAAAAAAAATGGAAAATTCATCCACCCTGAAATAACAAAGTTGTTTTTCGATAAAATGGATACTACTCAAACTGAATTAGGTAGTCTATATGTTGATTTACTAAATACTGATAGTAAAGAAGTATATGAGGAATTACAACTTCTTATAGCAAAACAGAACATGGGTGGTAAATCTCTCCGCAAAACCTCCCGTAAAAAATCTACCAAAAAGCGCAAACAAAAAAAATCAAAAAAATCTCGTAGCAAAAAGATTTAGCCATATAGTATATACGCAATACTATATGACATATACTCGCAAAAGACAAAATCTAAAAACAAAACGACGCAATCCTAAGTCGCGCGTTAATAAGCGCCATAAAAAGAAAACAAATCGACGAAAAAGAGGTGGGGACATAAATCCATGTGATACAGCAATATTATCGACCATTAAAAATGCCGATATTGAAGCATACGCAGAACATTTGTGTAATGAACGAAAATCGTTAGAACGATTAGAAAACACCCCCTCTACAAAAACCCATAACACTTGTAAAGATTTTGTTAAATCACCCGAACCCGAATCAAATTGTAATCGTGATAGTACTGATACCTGCAAAAACATCAATGCTTATATAGCTGATGCTTACAGTATCTATAACCAACAAGAACAAAAATTAAATGATTTAATAAACACCCATATGAAAGAAATAGAAGATAACATGTTTATATTTTTGGAAAAACATAAATTCGATTTTAATAACACATCTGTTCAAGATTATCTCTATACACAAATCGATGATTTGACTTCTATAAATTTATTTAATGAAGAATTTGCATTCGATAAGAATTCACCCAGTGGCAAATCCGGTAAAAATAACACATGTAACGACAGTGAGTGTATAGTCAGTGAAAAAATATTTTTAACCATCGTTCTTTCACATCTACGTTTTTACAAAGAATATGATTTGAATAATGAAAAACAAAACTTACTTACAATGATTACTACAAATGCAGATGCAATAAAAAAAATTATTCCGTTCCATATCAATGATAAATCGTTGCAAAAGGGTCTTATATTATTACAACAAGAAGTTCCTGTACTCAAAAAATAAACACGCAACCCATAAATGTAATTACCTACCAAATTACATTTATTTTTCACTAAACGCCAGTTTGAATCCACTTCGAATATTGTTTTTTTTCGCCGATTTCAAATGAATCACGTGTTCTTGACGCTGAATCCCGCCCATTACTACACTTCGTTGAGGTATTTTTGCATTTTTACTGCCATGAAATGCTTTGATATTATTCAGGGCTATTTCCCATGAGACGTGTTCATTCCCCATTCCATGTTTTTCCGGTTGAATTGTGAATATATTTTCATACACACCAATGTCACTGGTTGCCACCAAAAAATAAAACACCTTATGGTCATATTGTTTTGTGAAAAAATCTTGCAACACTACAATATCTTTCATAGGATATTTAGCCATCACAATTACCGGTACATCATCTTCCATACATTTTTTAAATTCCTCAATGTATTTACAGTAGGTTTGATTATTTTCACTATATTGCATACACCAGTCACCTAAGACAACATCATCGACATTGAATTGCGAAAGGTATTCATGAATTTTAGGATAATTGCAGGTATAATCAAATCCATATTTGTCGCAAATCGTCGAACACGTTTTCGAAATGCGAATATTTTCGTGCATTCCATCAAAATCATTTGTAATACAATCGACAATCACATTTGCTGATGGTAATAGTTTGCTAAATAACCGCATGTAATCAGTTATATTACATTTATCTAACGCATTTGCAGGAGTATTGTCTTTTCCAATCGGCAAATAATAAAATTGTTGTTCCATATACATATTTTTGATATTTTATTACCATCCCTTTTCACTATTCGACGATGACACATTAAACGTGCCATTGTTATACAATTCAGTAATCAATTCGTCAAAATTATAACCCGATTCTAGACAATGTGACCAGGTGAATCCGTCATAAATGTAGGGCATGGAATAATCACTACTGGTCGGATTTGTCCCATCATGCACTTCGCGATTTGTCGGACCCACAAAAGAATATCGGTCATTGTTCGGCGCATCCAACATCTGGTCGTCTTGATAATGCCCATAACAGCATGACGACCATTGTCCGAAATCCCCTTCGTCCTCTTCATAACATGTCGCTTTATTACATACATATTCGGTAGTCGCATCACTAGGCCATTCGTCACTCGTAAATCCACCCGCCATATATTTCACTTGTAAGAGCCTCTCTAGAGTAGGGTGAATCGGCCAGAAAGAGGGGTCGGCAGGAGAAGCCGATTCTAAATGGTCGCCACCAAAGACTTTGCTTCCATCTCCCCCGCAAATAAAATCTTTCCAGGCTTTCCATCCTTCGTCGGGCATGACTCCATACTCAGGAACACAATCATAATCACTATTCAAG